CCAGATCGAGGAGGTGACCGACCATCCGGTGCTCGACCTGTTGCAGAACCCGGACCCCGTGTACACCGGGCCGCTCTGGATGTGGATGGTCGCTTGGTTCAAGGAGATCGCCGGGCGCACGTACATCTACCTCGGCGAGCGCAACGGCGACGGCACGCCGAACTCGGCTTACATCCTTCCGAGCGAGTACGCATGGCCGATGCTCGACGATGCCGGGCTCATCGCCGGGTACTACTACGGGCGCAACCGATCCTCGCCCATGCGCATCGCGCCTTCTGACGTGATGTACCTCCGGCAGCACGGATCGCCAGTCCACCCGGCTGGCGGCGTGTCGTGGCTCTCGTCGGTCATTCCCGAGACGGACATGGAGGCCGCCGCGCTGCAGGCCGAGGCCGCCCGCTGGAGCAACGGCGGCATGCCGGGCATGGTGTTCAAGGCGTCGCCGCAGACGACCGATGCGCAGATGTCGCAGATCAACTCGCACCTCGCGCAGTCCATCCGCGGCGTGGCGAAGGCCGGGAACTTCCTGCTGTTGCGTGATACGACGCTCGAGCAGTACGGCACCAAGCCCCACGAGATGCAGTACGTGGAGGGCATCACCACGACCGAGAAGCGGATTTACGACGCGGCTGGCATCCCCGAGCCCATCTACCGGCTCAACTCCGCGAACCTCGCCTCGGCGACGGTGGCGAACGCCCAGTACATGCGGTACACCATCGCGCCGCGCCTCGCGGTGCTGGCGTCGGAGTTGACCGAACTGCTGCTGCCGCAGTTCGGCATCGAACCCGGCGAGATGTGGTTCGCCCACGACAACCCCGTGCAGGATGACCAGATCGCGCTCGCGGCCGAACTCCGGGCCGGCGAGGCGCAAGGCCTTGTCTCTCCGAACGAGTATCGCCGCGTGATGGACCTCGAGGCGCTGCCCGACGAGGCGAACGCCATGCGGTTCCGCCAGACGGACGCGCCGTCGATGGGCCTGCTCGGAGGCATGGGCCTGCCCGCGCCGGCCAAGTCGGCCGACATGCCGAGCGCCGACGTTGGCTCGTCCACGGTTGACGTCGAGGACGCCGCGGAGCCCGAGGCCCCGACGGTTGACGTCGAGCCGCCCGGCGACATGGAGACCGAGCCGACCGGCGAAGCGAATCCGACCGCGGCAGCGGCAGCCGAGTCGGCGACCAACGTGGCGGCAACCGCGCTCAACGGCGCGCAAGTGCAGGCGTTGGCATCGCTGGCGACGCAAGTGGCGACCGGCCAACTCCCATCGGCATCGGCCCGGGCCATCGCCGGCGCTGCGTTCCCGACAGTCGATCCCGCCGTGCTGGACTCCGTCTTCGACCCGCTCGACACGTTCACGCCCGAGCCGCCCGAACCGGCGGCCGCTCCCGTGGCGAAGTCGATCCGCGCCAAGGCCGAGTCTTACAAGCCCAACGACGCGATGAAGGCCGAGGCCGAGCGCGGGCTCGAGTGGCGGCGCGAGTACAACCGCGGCGGCACCGAGGTCGGCGTCGCTCGCGCCCGGGACATCATGAACGGTCGGGCGTTGTCGCTCGACACGGTGTACCGCATGGCGTCGTACTTCGCCCGTCACGAAGTGGACAAGCAAGGCCAAGGGTGGAGTCCGGACGAAGACGGCTATCCGTCCGCCGGCCGGATCGCGTGGGCCCTCTGGGGCGGCGATCCCGGGCGGTCGTGGGCGGCCCGGATCGTCAGGGCAGCCGAAGCCGAGGATGACGGCGAGAAGGCCGCAGAAGGCGACCAGACGCCGCCGGAAGTCAACGGCGAGCCAGAGGCCATGCCCGAGCCGACCGAGCCGCAAGTGGAGCCCGAGACCAAGCCGTGCGACCTCGAGACCAAGCCGTGCGATCGCCCGATGGTCAAGGTGCCCAAGCGGTGCAAGGCGATGGCGACGCTCTGGGACGACGAGACCGGCGTGCCCGAGATGGGCGCGGGCGTGTTCCGCAAGTTCCGCGACCAACTCGAGGCGTGGTATCGGTCGGTCGTGCCGTCGATGGTGAACGACCAAGGCCTCGTCGTGTCCGCCTCGCCGGCGCAGGTGCTGGAGTTCGAAGCGATCGTCACGCGGTTCATCGCCGACACGCTGGCCGTGGGCGGCAAGGCGGGCCTCGACCGCATCGGCCGCGAAGACACGGCGTGGACAACGACCAACGAGCAGGCCATGGCGTACGTCCGCAACCGCGGCCTCGAGTTGGCGACCACCGTACCCGAGACGCTGAAGGATTCGCTCAACGCCGTCGTCGAGCGCGAACTTGCCAGCGGCCTGACCGTGACCGGCCTCAAGGATCGGCTCATGGACGCGGCCCCGGAGTTGACCGGCTATCAGGCCGAGCGCATCGCCCGGACCGAAACGGCCATGGCGTTCGTCGAAGGCAACCGGCAGGTCTGGGAAACCGAGGGCGTTCAGATGAAGCAATGGCTCGTCGGCGGCGGCCAGTGCGAACTGTGCAGCGAGATTCTGGCCGATTATCCCGACCCCGTGCCGATCGGCCAGATGTATGTGGCCGACGACTGGGCCGAGCAAGGACCGCCGCGACACCCGAACTGCCGGTGCGACATCGCCCCGGTCGTAGAGTTCTCCGATGACGAATGAACCGAGCAAGATCATCGCGGCCGTGCGACGCGCCGCCATCCAACGCAAGACGCTCTCGAAGCCCGACGCGCCCATCGGCATTATCGCCGGGCGCTGGTCGTACGACCGCAAGTGCGGCGTGAAGCAAGCCAGCGCCGGCCCCATCGAGGTCGTGGCGTTCGCCAACACGGCGGCCGTGGACCTCGAGTCGGAAGTGGTCGTGCCGACTGGTCTGGACGTGGCGTCGTACCTGACCAAGAACCGCAATCTCTTTGCCGATCACAACTACGACGTCTGCTCGGCCGTGGCCGTGATGCGGTCGATGACGCTCGTCCCGGCCGGGTGGTTGTGCCGCGGCGTGTTCCACGACGACATGGCGAACCCGTACGTTCGGGCCTGCGTCGCGCTGGCGAAGTCCGGCACGCTCGGCATGTCCATCGGCTTCGAGGCGCTCGACTGGGGCGCACCGTCCGCCGAGGAGCGGGCGGCCTACCCGGGCGCCGAGTCGATCGTCCGCAAGGCCCGCGTGCTCGAGGTGTCTTACACGGCGTTCCCGATGAACGTGACTTGCCGCATGGTCGGATCCAACGTCGAAGCCGCCGCCGAGAACGCCGAGAAGGCCCGGAAGTCGCTGACGGAGGCCAAGGTGCCGCCCGAGGTCATGGGGCACTTCGGCATCCGTCGCCGGGCTTTGGTCGTCCGGGCGTCGCCCATCGTCGTCCGCTGACGCTGGTATACTGACAGCGCATCCCCTCCTTCAGGTCGGCGGCGAGGGAGTACGACCCGCTGCCGACTTCAACCGAATAGCGCCTGCACACGGCGCGACGCTCGAGGCCTCCCGATGTTCGGCTGGCCGACGACCGCCGCCGACCCGAGCAGAGTTCAACCACCATCGTGGCACACGCCACAGGAAGAACTCATGCTCACCCGAAAGACCCTCATCGAAACGCTGCGTGCGAACGGCATGACCGCCGACGCCACGCTCGAGAACGTCAAGGCGTTCGCCGCCGACCTGTCCGCCAAGGGCATCGACCTGCAGGACGAGACCGGCGCGGCCGTCAACATCGACGCCGTTTGGAACCAGAAGAGCGCGCTGAAGATCCCGGCCGACACCGTCGCCAAGGGCAGCGCGAGCCCGCACGGCGCGATCAGCGACGAGCCGTCCGACGCTGGCGTGCCGCAGCGGTTCAGCATCGGCAGCACCAACCGCAAGGCCTACTCGGCCAAGATCAAGAGCGGCCGCGCCGCGTTCCACGACGTCGATCAGGCGGAAGCCTTCGGCGCGTGGGCTCGCCTCGCTTCGCTCGGCTCGGCCGACTACGGCTCGCAGAAGAAGGCCGACCTCGACATCTGCAAGAAGGCGCAAGTCGAGTTCAACAACCAACTCGGCGGCGCGCTCGTCCCCGTTGAGTTCATCCCGAACCTCGTGTGGCTGACCGAGCAGTACGGCGTGGCTCGCAAGATCGCCAACGTGGTGCCGATGAGCCGAGACGTGGTGAGCGTGCCGCGCAAGACCGGCCTCGCCGCCATGGTTCCCGTGGCCGAGAACGGCACGATGAGCGACTCTGACAACACGTACGGCAACGTCTCGCTCACGGCGAAGAAGTACGGCGTGCTCTACAAGATCAGCCGCGAACTGCTGACCGACGCCGCCGTCAACATCGCCGACGACATCGCCCGCAGCATCGCCGAGTCCAAGGCCATCGCCGAGGATCAGGCCTACTTTCTCGGTGATGGTTCGGCGACCTACGCGAATCAGGTCGGCCTCGGCCTGACCGCAACGATCCCGTCCGGCAACCGCGGCACGGCGACGGCGTGGGGCAGCATGACGCTCGCCAACTTCACCTCCGTCATGGGAACGGTGCAGTACGTCAACCCGGCCCGACTCGCGTTCGTCTGCTCGCGTCAGTTCTACTACCAAGTCATGTTGCAGTTGGACAAGACCGCGAACCAGTTCAAGGACCTCACGACCGGCATGCCCGGCGCTGACGTCACCTTCCTCGGCTACCCGGTGTACTTCGCGCAGGTCATGCCGACCGCGACCGGAAGCGGCGCCCGCGCCTGCTACTTCGGCGACTTCACTGGCGGCACGATGCTCGGCGACCGCCGCGAGATCGAGATCCAGTCGTCGGATCAGTTCTACTTCTCGAGCGACTCGCTCGGCATCCGCGGCACGTCTCGCTTCTGCGTGAACATCCACCTCGACGGCCGCGGCGGCAACGGCCCCATCGGCGCGCTCGTCAGCACCTGATCCACTCGACTCCCCACACGAAAGGAATCTCCCCATGAACGACCTGCAGAATGCATACGTCACGACGGCCTACACGCCGGCGGCGCTGGCTTCGATGAGCGAATCGCTCGGCCCGGCTATCGACGTCTCCAGCCTCGGCGGCTTCTCGGATGCCGTGTTCTTCATCACGACCAGCAGCACCGCTGGCGCGGTCACGGTGGCCATCAAGGAATCCGCCACCAGCGGCGGCTCCTACGCGACCATCACGAATGCCACCGTTACGCTCGCGGCTTCGACCGCTGGCGTGGCGATGATCTCCGTGCGCCTTGGCGGCCCTCGCCTCGGCTTCTTCAAGGTGTCCTTCACCGCCGCGACCACCGATAGCCGCGTGCTGTCGGCCGTCGTGGTTGGCCTCAACCCCAACTATGGCGTCAACGGTTCGACTGAGGCTCTGCGCGCGACCAACGCGGGCCTGCTGTCTCGCGCCGTGGTCTGATCGTCTCTCTCCTCTCACTCCCCTCGGCAGCACGCGACGGCGTGCCGCCGGGCTTCATGGCCTCGCTCATCACCATCGCCGAGTACAAGGTCTGGGCCGGCATCAGCGGCACGGCGCAGGACGCCTTGCTCACGGTGCTGGTGGATGCCGTGTCGATGGAGGTGCGGCGCTGGTGCGACCGCGACCTCAGCAACGGCTTCGAGTCGGCGGCACGAACCGAGTACTACGACGGCACCGGCGAGGAGACCATCCAACTCGTCGAGTGGCCTGTTGCCAGCGTGGCATCGGTCGTGATTCGATATGCCGGAGGCACGACCGAGACGATGGACTCGAGCACGTACCGCGTCAACGGCGATACCGGCATCCTGTCTCGCATCGACGCCGTCCGCACGCGGTTCGGCGTCACGTCGTTCGGCAACATCGACAGCATCTTTGCCGCCGAGCCTCGCTTCCCGAGCGGCTTCCTGAACATCGGCGTGACGTACACCGGCGGCTATTCGCCGATCCCGGCCGACCTCAAGATGGCGTGCTTCCGGCTCACGGATCTTGCCTATTCGGCCCGCGGCCGGAACTTCGCGCTGGCCTCCGAGTCGCTCGGTCAGTATTCCTACAGCAACGCCGACCCGGGCACGACGAGCGAGATCAAGGCCGACATTCTCCGAGCGTACAACACCGGGAGCCTCTGACCATGGCGACGACACCGTGGCACTTGTTCCGGTCCAACCTCGAGGTCTACTCGCAGACGTGGACGCAGAACTTGGGCGGCACGCCGAACGCGACCGCCGGCGCGACGCTCACCCATACCGTGCGATGCTGGATGCAACCGACATCCGCGAGCGACGCGCTGGTATACGGGCGCGACACGACGACCGAGGTGTGGGACGTGTTCTGCGCCCCGACCAACACCAGCGGCGCGGCATGGGACTGCGCTCCGAAGGATCGAATCCTGATCGACGGCACGCGATACCGGGCGCTCGGCAAGCCTCGAGACATGGTGTCGCTCGACGTCGTGAAGGTAATGACCGTGGAGCGGGACACGAACTAATGCGCATCGGCGGCAATATCACGATGCTCATCAACCCGGCCAAGGTCCGCGGCACGCTGGCCAACGTCATCGACAACGGCATGAACATGGCGGGCGCGGTCATGGTCGGATACCTGAAAGACATTTACAGCAAGACAGGCGGCCCGCCATCTCGTCCGGGCACGCCTCCGGCGGTGCAAAGCGGCGTGTTGATGCGGGCCACGCAAAAGACGCCAAGCGTCCGCGGCGTGGTCTACGTCCACACAAGCAAGGCTCCATACGCCGCCAAACTGGAATACGGCGGATGGGTGAAGCCGACCAACAAGCAATATCTCGCCATCCCGATCGGGCGCGAAGGCAAGCGAATCCGCAAAGAGGTCAAAGAGTCGCTCACCAACTCGCCGCGCAACCTGTTCGTCATCAAGTCGAAGAAGGGCAACCTGCTGCTCATGGAGCGGCACGGCAAGCGGCAGAAGGTCACGCCGCGGTTTGTCCTGAAGCGGTCGGTGTTCATCAAGGCCCGGCCGTTCATGCGGCCGGCGCTGGCATCTCGAACGGTTCAGCGAGCCATGGCGCGAGCCTTCGCCATGCGGATCATGCGCGACGTTCGCCGGTTGGTGGAGGCCTGACATGCTGCTCAACGCGATCAACCAAGCCATCTTCGACCGGATCAAGGCCGACACAGGCACGGACGGCCTGTACAAGTCAGGCGGATGGAACATCATTAGCGGGGCCTACTCGGTGTTCGGCTCGCCGAATCCGATGGTGTTCCCGTACCTGCTCTGGTCGGTTCGCATGGAGCAAGACCACTCGCTCCCGGCTGACGAGTTCAACTGCACCGCGACATTCACGGTCTGGGATCAGGTCCAAGACTACGTGACCAGCGCCGAATACAACGCCCGAGTCGTGGCCGTGCTTGACCGGCTGCACGGCAACGCCGTCCTTCAGGCCGGGCGCGTCCCGACCTACGGCTTCCATCGGCACTTGTTGACCCTGCCGACGAACGGGTACACTGCGAAGGCATCGCACTGTTTCGTCCGGTCGTACGACTCGGCGATGCTCGACGAGCATGCGGTAACGGGCACGATGACGATGACGTTCCGAGTGTCGGCACTTGCGGCGAACCCCTGAGATACCACCATGGCATACCCACTTACCAGCGAAACCGGCAACCTTACCTGCTCCGCGCCGAGCGGCGACCTGCTGTATCTGTTCGGCACCGCGCTCCGCATGACCACGGACATCGCCACGCTCAACCTCGAATCCAACGAAATCGAGGTGACGCAGGCGACGGGCTCCGCGATCAACATGCACAGCCGCATCAACGGCCTGCGGACTGGCACGGTCGAGTTTGCCGGCATCTGGCCGCGGACCTCGACGCCGCTGGGCATCACCAGCCTCGTTACCTACGCCAGCGGCTACGTCCAGTACATCAACGCGTGGAGCATCGACCTGACGTGGCCCGAAATCGACATCACGTACTTCGCTGGCGGCGCGACCGGCCCGACCGACCCGAGCACTTCGTGGCGTCGCTGGATGCCGGGCGGCATCGGCTCATGGTCGGGCTCGTACACGTGCAAGGCCGACGATACGACGCCTCCGAGTGTGCCCAGCACGGGTGCGGCGGCCGCGGCGACGTTCTACATGATGGCCGACGGCGCAGCCGGAACGACCGGAGACCCTAGCCTTGCGGGCGACATTACCACGCCGCGACTGACGCAGCGCGTGAGGCTCGGCGACTTCTCCGAACTGACGTACAACTTCTCGGGCAGCGGCAACCTGACGCAGACCGCGGGCACGACGTTCCCCGGCCTTACGGCGGCGTCTGGCGCCATCACCAAGCCCACGTGGAACATCACCGCGACCGACAGCAAGCCCGACAACACGTGCCGCCTGACGGTTGCTACGGGCCGCTACTACGAGTTCCCCGCGTTCTGGACGCGCCTGAACCTGTCGTGGCGCGTCGATGACGTTGTCCGCGTGACTGGCACTCTTCGCGTGGCCGACGTCCCCGGAACGATCGCCTGATAGAACCGGAGGCATCGCGTGGCGGACCCGGCGCTCGGCTTGAAGATGAAACTCGAGGTGGACGACTCGTCCATCCCGGCGGACATCGCTCGCGCCAAAGCAAAGGCCGACGCCGCTGGGCGCGGAGGTGGTGGTGGTGCGGCTGCTTTGCTTGGCCGTGCCGGCGGAACGTCGTCGGCCGCCGATGAAGTGGAGATCGCCAAGCATCAGGAAATGCTCGCCAAGAAGGCAGCGGCTGACGATGCGTACTACGCAAAGGTGAAAGCCGATGCGCTCGCGGCTGCAAAGGCAAAGGCCGATGCCGAAGCCATGACTCGGATCGGCCGCGAGACTGGCGGGCCGACACCGGGCGAAATCAACGCACGGACGGCGGCCTACGCCCGGATGGACGACTCGCTCAAGGGCGTCCGCAAGCGGTTCACGGACTCGGCGCAGGAAGGAATGAAGTGGCTGGGAGTGGCTGGCCTGATCGCAGGAACAGCAACGACGTTTTATGCGATTGGGCAAGCCATTCGGGTGGCGATCATTGAAAACATGCAGACGGCAACGGAGCGAGCGCTTGGATTCAAGCAAGCACTCGACTTGTCGGATGTTCAAGGATCGCTTCAGTCGTACAACGATGAACTAGCCAACCTCGAAAGTCAACTAGCAGGTCGCATGGAAGGCAACCTGCTCGGTCGATTGTCTCGCATCCTTAAAAGCGACGAATCGTTGCAGAACGAAATCACGCAGAAGCGCAAGGACCGCGACGCGCTGCAGCAGACGCAGGACGCCGCCCGGCGTCGTGATGAGCGCATCAAGGAAAAGGCCGACGCGGAAGCCAAGGCGAAAGAGCAAGCCGAAACGAAGCGCCGCGATCAGATCGCACAGCGCAAGCAAGAAGCCGAGGATGGCAAGCGTTTCGGCGAAGAGGCGTTCCAGACCGAGCAGGACAACCTTGTCAACTCGCTCGACGAACGAACCCGGATCGTGGCAGAATCGGCACGCAAGCGCAACGAACTCGAGGACAAGTTCAACGCGCTCACGTTCCAGCAGCAGGACAAGAACCAAGAAGCATACGACCGAGCACGCGACGCGCTAATCCTTGAGCGCAACCGGCGGCTCCGCGAGTTCGATCAGCAGCAGGTAGAATCGGCGCAAGAGGCTGCGGCCAAGGTGCAACAGGCGTGGAGCAATGCCTACCGGGCCATCCGCGAGGAGTCGAATCGGGCATTCGCCACGGATCAAGCCGCGAGCATGGTGCAGTTCGCACAGCAGATGCGAATCGAAGGAATCACAGCGTCGGCCAATATGAACCAGATCGTCGTGCAAGGAGTCGGCTGACATGCCCACGGCGTACGAACTCGGCCTTCAGCGTGACTGGACCAAGAATCGGGCGGGCAAGCAGACCGCTCGCCGGCGCTTCGTCGTGGACACCATCGACCCGGCGGCGGCACTGCTGGCCGACGGCATTCCGCTGACGAACACCAGTCACCCGGACCTTCCAACTCTGCGGCTTGACCGCTACAACGTGTCCGTCAGCAATGACGGCACGTGCAGCGTTGAGTGCGACTACAGCAACGACAGCCGCTTCGTTGACATGCGGCAGCCCGACAAGGACGCGCCCGACTGGTACCACTGGGGATGGTCGCAGCGGAAGGTAATGGTGGACATTCCCATTTGCGTGCGGTCGCTGGTCATCAACGACGGCCTCAACGGGCAGATCAGCAAGAAGGTCTGGAAGATCGCCAAGAAGCAAGTCGCCGAAACGCGAGTCATGCGGCCGTTGCAGGTACGAGTCCGCATCGACAACGTCCGCGACTTGGACGTCATCGCCAACCAGACCGACAAACTTCACCTGATGCCCGACGGCAAACTCTACCACTTCCAAGGCGCGAACGTGTCGCAAGTGGATGACGAAGGCTTTTACGACATCTCGTACGCATGGGAACAAGACCAAGGCACGTTCTATTTTCCCGAGTCGCAGTCTGCGGATGTGCAGTATTGCGACCCAGCGATTGCCGGACAGGAACTCTCCCGCCTTCCGTACCACGTTCTCGTCGCGTATCAGATCGGCAACCCGGAAACTGACAAGCCGGTTTTTGAGATGCAGGGCATTTATCCGACAGGCAACCGCACCGCGGGCAACAACAACGACGGCCTCGGGTGGCAACTGCTGCCGGGAGCCGAGCGCATCATCTGACCATGGCCGACCCTCGACTCATCCTCGGAAAGATCATCGCCGTGCAAGGCACGTCGCCGGGGCGGGCGTCGCTTATCTCGTATCGCATCGCGGTACACGATCCCAACACGGAAGGCGTGTTCACCCTTGAGGGCCAGCGGCCGGTCAAACGGCTGCCCGACACCATCGACGTCGAGGCGTTCATCGTCGGCGACATTGTCGTTGGCAGCGTCGAGGCGAACCGGGTGCGGTGGCACTTCCAAGAGTTGCCAGCGTTTGCCGACTGCCCGACGTTGACGCCGCCGGCGCCCATCGTCTCGCCGGAAGACCCGTTCAACCTGCCGCCGATCACGCCGTTCCCCAACGTCACGAACTACGCTCAGGCCGGTCCGGGTCAGTCCGCACCGGCACCGCCGCCTGAATCCGGGGAGTGAACATGCCCACCATCTCGACCATCCTCACGCCGATCAACACGCCCGAGGGCGGCACGTTCAACCCGTCGCAGGTGCTCTCGTCGATCAACAGCGGACTCGTGTACGACGTGCTGGAGTACGCGACGATCCGGGCCCAGATCGACTTCCCGCTTGACGCGACCATCGCGGGCACGATCAGCGTGCAGGGCAGCAATGACGGCGAGTCGTGGTCGGCCATGCCGCAGGGTGCGATCGACTACTCCAGCGGCGGGCTCAAGGAGCCGATCTACGTGGCGGGCATCCGCTACGTCCGGTTCCAAGTCACGGCCACCAGCGGCAGCGTCGAGTTCCGGCTGACCGTCACGGGCACGACCGGCGATGTGCTTGAGGTGCCGACCGCCGTTACCACCCGCGGCTACTACGGCGTCTTCAGCGCCAACGCCGACCAGAGCATCGGCAACGCCACGGCCACGGCGGTGCTGTTCGACACGACCGAGGAGGCCACGGGCGTCAGCCTTGGCAGCCCGTT